CGCTCCGTATACTATTATCGCGTCTTCAAACCCCGTTCGGATATCTATATTTGAAAAAGAGGCAGAATCAAGGGCGTAGTCCACGAATTTAAGAGACGTGCAACCCGAGAAAGCTCCCGCGCCTATTTTCGCAACACCGCTTCCTATGAATACCTTTTTCAAAGACGTACAGCCGATGAATGCGTTGTTTCCTATTTCAACAAGAGAGTTTTTCGTTATCACCTCGACGATTCCCGTACAGCCCGAAAAGGCGAGCGCGCCTATTTTCTGAACGCTCTCCGAGAGAATAACCGACGTAAGATTTGAATTCATTGAAAAAGCGTTTTCGGCAATTTCGGTCACCTTGTAATTGGAGCCGCCTATATTTACGTATGAGGGAATGTAAAGCGGACCCGAGTAATCCGATGAGATTCCGGAAACCGTAGAGGTGAGAGCCTCGCTTGAGGTAACGGTGAATTTAAGTCCGTCGCTTGCCGCCGCCGAGTCGCATGCCGCGCCTATAACGTATTTTTCTATGAACTTGTCCGTAAGAAGATTCCTTTGCTCAAACTCCTTTCCGTTTACATAGGTCGTTGGAACGTAGGGCGCGGCGCCGGTATCATCTCCGACCCGCTCCGCATTACCGTCCTCGCTTATTTTTATCATATTTTCTCCGTCAATAACGAAAAGATCGCTTCCGGAATTGAAGGCTCGGCTTTTTGTATCTCCAAGGGTTATGATCGGCTGGCCTGCAAAAACAGAATCAATATCGGACAGAGGGAATCTGTATAAAGCGTTTCCCGAATGGATAACGGCGTATTCCTCGTTTGAACTGCTTTTATGGGTAAATATCGCGTTTATTTTTTTCGGAAAAGAAGCGATTTTTCGAAATCCCGGAATGCTTTCGGTTATTTCCGAGCCGCCTCCCTCATAGTCGCGGTACATATTTTCAAGATAAGAAAACCTGTTATATGCGCTGCCATAGCTTTCCGAGGAGAAGTCAACTCCGCGCATGGCTCTGTAGCTGACCGTATATTCCGAGCGGGATCTGATATAGCTTTTTTTAACTGCCATACTCATGCCCACCCGTTCACGCTTTTGTATGAATTGTTAATATGAGCAGGACCGTGGATTCTTACCGATGCCATACCTTCTCTGTAAAGCGACATATAATACTGCGATTTTTCGCTGTCGTCGTCAAGCCAGAAATAAGCCGACGTAAGAAGGGGCAGAAGATGCTCGCACCCGTCGGGTAAAATAATATCCTCGTCAGCGCCGCCCCTGAGCTTCGGCGGAGCTTTTTTGTAGGTAAAAACTATTTTTCCCGAATAGCCGCACGGAATTTTCATTATCCCGTCATGTATATACGCTCCGGGTATGGCGTAACCGCCACCGTCGCACGGAGCTGAGGCGGGAATAAGATAATCCTCGGTGCGCTCCCTGAGGTCATATTCGACAAAATCGGAACATGTCGGAATATCGCTCACGTCGGGGCCGTAGATCTCGGAAATGAAGGCGATATCGTATACCGTGTAAAAAAATTCGCCCGAGAATGTGATTTCTCCCGAGCCGTAAAGAAAACCTCTGTGCAGTACCTTTTCGCCCGAAAATTCCTGCTCGCGCCGTCCCGCAAGGTCTGATATTGTGTACATACCGATGCCCGAGGTGGTGAAGCTGTATGCTTTGGCGTTAAAGTCGATTTTGCATTCTTCTGCCGCCCCGTGCGATATTTTGTTGATTTTTTTAGATAAATGCAGGGGATTTTTATAAAGCTCTGCCGTTTTATATACCGGGCGTTCGGTATATATCTCACTTATAGCGCGCCTCGCTGAAAAAAGAAGGGCGTCGCTCATCTCTATATCCTTTTCGAATCCAAGGGCGCATACCTCTTTATATAAATCGCTGTAATTCATTTTTCCTCCTTTGCGGACTGCCAAGTACAGGCAGTCCGCCTTTTTGTGAATATTAAAGCTTCGTCGCTCCGCTGACGGCGCTTACCGAATCAACGGCGAGCAAAATGTGCTTATAGGTGCCAAATCCAACACCGAAGCGGCATCTTCCGTTCCATACGTAATTACCCGTGTGATTATCCACCCAGCTTGATACGGTGAGTGGAACTCGGTTGAAGAACATATTTCCCGAAAGGTTTTTGTTCGCCTCTGATGACATTATCATAACTCTGTCATCGGTTGTCTGCCAGTTTGGAAGAATAACGACGTTCCAGTTTCCAAAGTGAAGGTTTATGTCGTTGTATCCGTTTCCGAGCGCGCCCTCCGAGCCGCATACCTTCTTGGCTATCGTTTCGGCGGTCGGTCTGTTGCCGGGGAGAATTATAGTATCCGCCGTGTAACCGAGGGGGTCTCCGTTTTCGTCCTTCATATTTCTGATTTTGACCGAAAGCTCTCCGAGAGCATCCTCGAATGCTGATGCTGAATTGGCTCTTGCACCCGTCGCCCCGAAGGAGAATATGTCTCCCCAAAAATAATTCGTCTGAGTGCCGCTTGTGTTTTTGCCCCATTTGTGAGAGGAGGAGAAGAGCGCTTCTCCGTCACCTGTCGTGAGGTCGAGTGCCGCTCTCGCAAAATTCGATGAGGCTTTTGTTCCGCTAATAAGAGCATGCTCGCATATCTTGTTTACGGTTTTGTAGTATGCCCGTGTAAAGTTTTCAGCTCTGCGCTTGGCATCCTGCGCGACGCCGTAATTGGCATCCTCCATCATTTCTGCCGTTATTGTAAATTCCTTCATAAACTGAATATGCTCAATGAATTTGCGGTATGTCTCGTCAATCGAGTCGTTTTCGGCGCCTGCCCCCTCGCTCACAGCCTGAAAAACGTCAAATTCGTTCTGGCCGATTATCGTCTCTCCGAATCTTCCGCTCCTTTCTACGTTGAAGAGCCAGGAGCAGATACCGCCCTTTTTGGTAAGAAGGTCGCTCTCATGCTCGATTATCATTTTGATGGGTGTTTCAAGCCTGCCTATCGCTCCGTTTTGTGTTCCGGTGGATTTCGAATAAATTATCATTTATCATTTCCTTTCTTTTTAGGTGGATTTCAAAGATTACCATTTGAGCGCCACAAGGACCTTTCCGTCCTTGTCAACGCTGTCCATATTAAGAACCTTAGCCTGTTCTCCGTATACCGCCTCAACACAGGTGTTGTTTCCCGATGAGTCTGTAAAAACGCATATCGTATCGCCAACGCCTATCAGTGAGTAATCGTTTTGTATTTCGGTTTCGAATATCATACCGTCGGTGACAATGTATCCGATAACGCTTTTTCTTCCCTCTGATTTATAGACGCTTTCAAGGGGGATAAACATAAGGTCATCCTCGGTGGTGAGCGCGTTGTGTACGTCACCCTCCGCGAGGTAGTAAACACATCCCGCAAGGTAATCTATCTGTCCGCTTGTTTTCATTTTTACGGGTTCGGGGACGTTCGTTCTTCCGTTTATGATTTTTGTGAGCTTAAACATAATTTTTCCTTTCGTTGCCTGTTACTTTTTTGTATAGCTTTCTTATCTCTTTATCGGAGATGTCGGGGAATATATCTCGCGCGGCTTCCATTTCCTTTTCTGATATCGCTGAGTTAGCTGATGCCGCGATTGCCGGTGAGGCAAATAGATGATTGCGGTTATCTGTGCCGCGTCTTCTTTTGCTTGTCGCAAGGTACGCTTCGGCAGGGGAGAGTCCGAGGTCGCGGAGCATGCCGTATCTCATAGGGTTGTCAAGCTCGGTTATGCTCTCCATTTCCGAGAGCTCGGGGAATTCTCCGCGCAATGCCTCAACGTCCTCTCTTTCTATAACGCTGTAATCCTTCTCCCGGCTCTCGGGTGACGCGTTTTTCAACACCGTATCGGTGTTTTCATTACCGTTTTCTGAGATTTCGTTCCCGTTTATTTCGTCTTGAAGCTGCTCATCTGTCATTTTTCTTTCCTCTCAGGTCGCAGCTGCCGCTGATTTTGTTTGCTTTTGGTTCAGACTTTTTAGCCTTTTTCGAATTGATTTTTTCAAGTCCGTAGGTTCTGTAGTCCGAATTGTTTTCTTTCTTCATTTTCTTCTCGTTATTCCTTTCGTTTTATTCTTCTGATTTGTAAAAGTCGGGATAATTTTTAACGTAAACCTTTTCGTTGACCGACCTCGCATATTCCGCAAGCTCACTGGCAATATCATCGGGAAGCCCGAGAGCCTTTGCGTATTCCAGCGTTTCGTTTTCGGTCAGCCTCTTTGATGCTATCTCTTTAATGACGCTTTCTTTAATCTTCCTGATGACCGAATCGGTGGCAAGCCTTGCCGCAGCTGTAGCGTCGCTTTCGTTAAGCCCCGCCGCTTTCGCATATTGATAGGCCGTGTCGTAATCGCTTATTTTCGCGTCCTCTATTTCACTTATGGCTGAGTTAAACGCTTTTTTGATTTTTTCGCTGCGCTTCTCTAAGTAGTCGCTGTAGCCTGCGGCGTTTTCTTTTTCAAGGCTCTCCTTTTTGTCTTTTGCGGCAAGCCTTTTTCTCTGCATTTCGGAGTAGGCGGCTCGGTTTATATAATCCGCGTATCCGCTTTCACCGAGTCCGAGGCTCGCAAGCCTTTCCGCTGTCGCGCCGTGCTCGCTTTTTGCTCTTTTGTAGACTGTGTCTATATCCCGAATAGTCTTTCCGTAGATTGCTTCGGAGTCGGTTCCGTAATTTCGCAGCCATTCGGCATATCCCGCCTCTGTGTCTGTGAGAGCTTGGTTCTGAATATAAGTTTTCAGATATTCTTCAAAGGTTGATTTGTTTTTTGCCATTTAATCTCCTTTCGGTGAGCTGCCGCCAATCTCTCCCGAGCGGCTGAAGTATTCGACGTTTTCTCTTGCATGGGGATAGTGGGCTCTTTCCTGGCATTGCCAATATCTTAAGAGCGTAATCGGGTCGGTTGGGTCACCGAGAGTGCCTGCCTTGAGATTCTCAAGATTTCTTTCCCAAAGAGCCTCCCTTTGATATTCAGCTCCCGCGTTGAGATCAACAGAAAAAAGATACGCGTCGTCATAGTAGTACTCACCGCTTATAATGTCGAATTCAATGAAGTCGTATCGGTTGAATTCCGAGTTGTGAATTCTTCCGTATGCGTCCCGATATGCGAGGGAGCGCGGCTCGTCGGCAAAGGCGAGGTATTGCTCGAAAATAAGCCTGTCCATATCCGCGTATGCCGTGTGCTTCATTTTTCTTTTTGATTCAAGCCTGCCCGATGCCTGGGATATCTTCAGCTGGCGCGCGTAACCCGATTCCGGAGTGTAGGCGTCAAGTCCTTGGAGTGCGTCGGATATTCCGAGCGTTCTTTTCGCGTGGTCGTAGAGTCGCTCGGCTTCGGCAATATCCTGGGATATATCGGGGGTCGTGTCGACTTTTCCATATTGCGACGCGCTCTCGCCCGGCTTCATTTTTATGACCTGGCCAAAAACGGAATTGTTAAGAGAAATGCTTGCGTCCTCGGGAACTATCGGAGTTATGCCTGCTCTTATAAGCTTCTCAAGTATCCTCGATTCGATTTTATTTATCGCCTGCTGCTCGGGTCTTATGTACTCGCAGTCCGACTGACCGAAAAGCGCGTCTCCGAAAGAGGTGTTTTTCCTTATAATGAGAGGAAAAGAGCGAGGTGTATAATAGGGAATTTCGGATTTTTTCATTTTAACGCCCCCGACCCCCTCGGTGAGAAATCCGCCTTTTATTACAGGTGAGTATTCCGGTATTTCGGAGCCGTCGCCGAGAAGTATTCGCTCGGGAAGTATCTCGGACATCTGATCCTTGTCGTAAAAGGATTTCTTCTTGCATCGGCACATCTGTTCACCCTCACCGCATTTTTTGCATATTCTTATCTTACGTCTGTAGAATTTAGGCATGTCGTATAGAATAACTCCGCCGGAGAAGACGAATTTTCCTATCTCCCCGTCCTCATCCTTATAAAACGCGGTTACGACCGTTACCGTTTCATCTCCGCCATCCGACGCTGACTCGCCGTATTCGGCATAGGCAGCCGAATCCTCGTCTATTCCGTATTTACGCATTATTTCCGCACGGGTGGTGGTAAATTTTAAAAAGCAGTATTCCATATCGTCTATCTCGGATATGTTTGGCTGAGGAATGAAATTCATTGGAGAGAGGCAGTAGAGCCTCACACCGCCAACCTCTTTGCCGAGTCTCAGGCTGTTATCCCATTCCACGTACCACACGCTCCCGCCGAAAACGTAGGTGTAGCGCTCGTCAACGTCGTTGAGCTCCTCGTAGGGAAGCTTGTTCCTTACCGACAGAAGCAGTCTATCAACCGCCTTTGCGTTTCTGTTTTTCCTTTCGCTGTAGCAAGCCGGATCAACCTTTGGATAAGGGATATCCGAGGATACCTGGCTTTCAACGATTTCATACGTTATGTTTCTTACCGTCAGGGCTGCCTCGCGCGAGCCGTCTATGTCTCTGTCACCGCGGTATTGCTTCATATGCCTCTCAAAAAGATTGAGAGCTTCGGAATATGCGTTTTTCGCGTTTTCGTAAAGCGATGAAAAAAGCTCGAGCCTTGCTTCGTTTTGTTCGTAATTGATTTTCACATAGGTTCTCCGTATTTTCGTTTCAAATAGTTTTTTTCATCCTCACCCGCCGCGAAGTAGTCCTCCCACATATCAGGAGTCCAAATGCTTTTTCTCCTTGACTCCGCTTTGTCGGACGGTCTTGCGTGAAATATTGCGAAAGCCCTCAAAGCATCGGGGGCGTGCGTTATTTCGTGCGGCTCTGTTGAACAGTCGCTCGGCCTTAATTTATCTACAGTGAGGGCGGGAAGGCATTTTATAAGCTCTGTGCAGGTTGAAAATATTTTAAGCCTCGGCTCGCCATCCGTGTCGCATAAAAGCTCCTTTAAGGCGAGCCAGCCCGTCTCTCTGTCGTTTGAGGTTTTCGTGAAGTTTATTCCGTATTCGGAGAAAATCGACGCCTTTGTCCGTCCGGTTTCCTGACTTCTGCTCCAAAGGTCGGGCGGAGCGAGAGTCGCGTAAACGTCCTCGTTTTGCGGAGTCCTTTCGGAAATTGCCTTTGCCGAGGCGCTTATCGGAAGGTCTGATGCGCAGAATTCACGGTATACGTAGTATCTGTTTTCGGGACTTACGGCAGTCCAGAGGCAAACTGTTCTGTCAAGTCCGTAGTCGATGCTCCTGTATTTTCTCCAGCCGCTCGGAATTTCAAAAGGTTCGGTTACGTGCTTCGCGCTTGAAAATTCCGAAAAATACTGCCCCTCGAAAATATTCCAATCGCCGTAAAGTAGTGCCTTTCTTTCACGCTCGGGGAGCGCAAGCAGTCTCTTTTTGTATTCCGGGTCTCCCTCTCTCAAAAACTTGTTGTCGTCAAGCATTGAGGGAATAAAAATTCTGCTCATTCCGTTTTCACCGAGAAAGCTTTTTCCCGCAGGGCTTCCGTCTATAAATCTTTCCTTTACCCAGGAGTGACCGACACCGCCCGGGTTGGTTGATGATTTAATTTGCTTTGGATAACTGTTTGCCCCTCTGACGCGGGAGATTAAATACACGTACTGAGCTTCTGTGAAATGAGTCAGCTCGTCAAAGCGGATCACGTCGTACTCGGCGCTCTGATACTGATAAACGTCATTTTCAGCCGCGCAATATCCAAAATCGATCACAGAGCCGTTTTTGAATCTGCCGGTATGCGAGGATGAATTGAAGGTGTATATATCACGGGGAAAGAGAGCGAGTGAGGTGCGTATAAGCGATTTGTCAAGCTCGGCAAAGCTTCGCCGCAGGATGAGCTGCTTCGATTTTTTGTAGGTCAAGGCAAAGAGTAACGCGTCTACCATCTGCCCGTATGACTTTCCGCCGCCTGCCGCTCCTCCGAAGAGCACCTCGGATTCCTTCGCGTCGATAAAGCTTTTCTGTTTTTTCGTAACCGAAATTTTAAGATTCATCCCTCGCGTCGGCTAAGACCTCGACGGTAACCGAAAGCTCTGTATCCTCTTTTTCCGTGTCTTTTTCTCCCATTCCGAATTCACAGGTAAGAATAAATTTAACAAAGGACGGGTCATATCTTCTGCTGAGCGCTGAGTCTATTAGGTAATCCCTTCTGATTTCGCCGCATTCTTTATAGGACCTGTCAAATTCGCTGTGCTTTCTGAATTCATCAATATCCGATGCCGTAGCTCCTATGCTTCTCGCGAATTTCTGAAAGCTCGGAGCCTGTCCGCTGTCGGTCTGAGAGATAAAGAAGGTGTAGAGTCTTTTCGGAAGATCGCTTGTATACTTTACTTTTTTCTTCACCGCACTCCCTCCTTTTCGTGATATCGGCGATCGATGCCGCCGCTCTCTGTCGGGTTTGCGGCATCCGGATTAAAAATTCGCCGCGCCCTCCGACAGGTTTATTCTAACATTCGGCATAATTCTGTGTAAGTACACTTTGATGTCAAAAAAATCTCAAAATCAAGCTCTGAAATTGTGCAAAATCAACAAAAGTATTTCACCGATGCGAAGAATTAACAAAATATTTTAAAAAGAACAAAAAAATTCTCTTGCGCTATGCGCGCGGATGTGTTATACTTAATGCGTAAAATATTAAAGCACAAGACGGATGGAGATTTAAATGGGAGAAAAATTTATCAGCTTACTGTATCCGACCGAGGAGTCGTATAACTATCATTCGGACAGAACGGTGCTGCCGAATATATCCGAGGACGTTTGCGATGAGCTTGGACTCAATGAAATATTTAATCTTAAAAACAGCTCTCTTACCGATTTTTTCACAGATGATCCCGAGGTAATACTTTACCGCCAATCGGCGATAAGCGACCTCATAAATATACCCGAGCTTAAGGAAACTCTCGCTAAGGCTCACCCTATTCTTGACGATATTCAGGAGCTTCGCAGGCTTGACACCGAAAACTCCTCGTCGGGTGACTCATACCTTTACAGCATTACGGAGATCGAGCTTTACGTTTCCTGTATAGATACCTTGCGCGAGGGATTTATGCCCGTCCGCGAAAAAATACAAAGCTCAGCGTTTAAAAACCTTTCGGATTTTATATTCGAGCTTTCCTCGTCGGATTACTATAAGGAGCTTATAGAAAAGCTCGAGTCGCTTGCCTCACGCGTTCACGAGGTTAAGAGTATCACCGTGGGCGTTAATCTTGACAGGGAATTACGGCCCTCCTCAGCCGGAGTTATATCCATAAATTCGGAGCCTTTCAAATCGGGAAAGATGCTTGACAAGATTCTCAGGCTTTCCTTTAAAAACGACTCGTTCACCTGCATAGCCGAGCTTTCGCCGTTCGGAAAGGGTCAGAGTGAAAATAAAAAAGAAGCCCTCATAGGAGCTTTCAACAGCGCGATCGAGGAGGTCTTCCGTTCATCCGTCAAGGGCTGGAGAGCGATAGTCGGAGAATACGTGCTTGACAATACCGACTTCCTTCTTAAAATGCTTCCGGAGATTGAATTCGTCAGCCGCGCATCGGAGCTTATGAGACTGCTTTCAGAGCATCCCGGCTGTAACATATGTATGCCGAAGCTCTCTCCAAAGGAGAATAAGGATTTTTGTGCCGTTGGGCTTTATA